GTCTTTTTTGTTTTGGTGTGTGCAAAAATACTAAAAACGGTTGATATAAATCAATTGCAGCACAAAAAAGATGTATATTTGTTATTAAATCAAGATATAGAAAAGATTATGAATAAGATAATAGGATTAGCAGTATTGCTGCTATGCGTTTGTGGCTGTGCGAAGGATGATGATGCGATTTATTATCCGGTAGGCAATGTGGATATTGAAAGAGGTGATGTCGCTCTGGAAGATGGAAAGGGAGAATTGGTAGCCGGGAGTTATAATGAGGAGGATTATGTGCTGGATACGCTGGCGCAGTATCCGGGAGATCCTACTCTTGGCAAACTGACGTTTATGATTGATCTGAAGAATCAGTTGGCGAGACAGGAAGCTGGCGGATTTAACGGAATCGGTAAATCGGGATTGACAATGAGTCTGGGATATAAGAATGGTGACTATCCGTCGGAAAGTCAGATACCTGTTTATACTTCTCCTGATGTAACTGCTGCGTATGCGGTTAAACTCCGTTTAAAAGGGGAGCTTGCTTTGGCAGGAGATGAATGGATGATTGATTACATTTATGTGCAATTGGCTGGCTTATTTCAACCTTATCCGCCTGCGTCCTTTCCTGAAGTGTTTATGTGTAAAGGTGGTGAGCAGCCATTTGCTGCTTTTGACTCTTTTCGTAGGACTTGGACATTTGATATTACTTACAGCCGTTCCGGTCTTTCTTTCAGTCAGTTATATTTCAATTTATTCTTGAATTTGGCAGGGCAGAAACGGGAAGAGAGAATTAGGTTGAGGATTGATAAAGAATCTTTCTTTGAGGTGTATAAATTAAACGAGGAAATGAATTGATTCATTTCCTCGTTGTGTAGTGGGTACGAGAATCGAACTCGTATTACATGCGTGAGAGGCGTTTTTGTACACCATCTAAAACGCTTATAACTAATATCTTATAATATTTATAAAATCCATTTGCACCGAATTTGCATTAAAAAACGGTACTCATGCCCTTTCTTATAAATATCACCTCTTATATTTCATCTTTATCAAAGAACGTTTTCAATACAAAGTTAATCAATCAATCAGAAATAGCAAATATTATTTGTTTGAATTTAAGCTATCTGTTTCTAGTTTATCCGGCTAATAGTAAAAGTACTATTATGACAGATGAAGAACTAAGAGCATTTTGCTTAAAGCAAGCTATTCAAATCATTACTCACAAAGAACAGTCTCGAACCATGGGCTTTCAAAATACAGATAGTATATACTTATTTGAACTTACTGAAATCCTTTTAGAGTATATCAAAACAGGAAAACAAAATTATGTACCCGTTTACTTGAACTACTTCAAATAATCTTTTATTTCACGCTCTTCTGGGATATACCCCAGTTCTTTATTTTTCTTCAAAAGAATATTGGCAAGTTTAAAATAATCAGTAGGTGTTTCCGACCACTCCGAAAGAACATCTATTAGATTTTCCATATCTGTTGTTGTAGCCATACGAGAATCCGCTTCACGAGTGCCGTACGTGATGCCTGATAATTCTTTATGTGCAAGTAAAATGCAAATTAACTCTCTAATAGTTTTACTTATATCATTATCTTTTGGTAAAAAATCACCAAGAAATTTTTGAATATTTTGATAATAAAGGGTATATGATCTTTTAGGATCCTGTAGTGGTATATCTAATATTTCGCTTATTGCATTGGGGTTCTTTACTTGTCCGAACAAATCTTCTTGTGTTTGATTATTTGCTTCAATAATTTTATCTGCAGCACAGATTAGATCTTCTAATTTTTTCTTTGGTAATTCCATAATGTTAATTTATTTAGATTGCTCTTTTAAATAATTCAGTTTTCATTTTCTCAATAGCATTTTCTAATGATCTTTTTTCCACTGCATCGAATAGTATATTTCGTGTAGCAATATCAGAAGATATTAAATTATCACCATTGTTATATTTAGCAAATTCTTGAGCTTTTAATCTTCCATTTGGCAAAGACTCTAAATAGACTCCGTATATTATTGATGGAGATATATTTAATTCTTTTGCTAAAAGATGTACTTTAAATGGGAATGATATAATTTTCCGGAGTTTACTTTGTACAGAAGGATTAACCAAAACATCTAAAGCAAACTGATCCGCTCTATTCTCATTTAATAATAATTCAGGTGTTTCAGAGTTAGAAAGATGATAATCCATGCTTTCAAGCATCTCAAAATCATTTATTACATGATATAATTCATGTAATAAGTTAATCCAAAGTTTATGATACTGCTTATTCATATCTGTAATTATGATACATGGCTTCCCATTTAATATCATCGTTACACCGAAAGATTTAGTTCCAGATACATAAGATTGTGTTAACACGGTGATACCTAATTGAAATAGTACCAAAACAAATCTTTTGTAACCGTTAACTTCGTCTTGCGTAAACTCTGATGCTCGCTTTAGAAGTTGGAATAATAAGTCTTTATCATAGTCATTTGGATTATCTATTTTAGAAAATGAACTAATAGCACATTTGAGCCAAAATGTAGTCATTTTAGCCTCCTTTTCTTGTAAGATTTTCTTTTTTGACTTACTAAATAAAGTTGGCATTAATGATGTGTCGTCGTACTCATATATAGAAGAAAAACCGAAAAAGTCACAAATACATTGTTCGTATTCATCAATTTTCGCTCTGCTTTTGATTATTCCTATTTTTTTTAATGTTGGAACATCAAAGTTTTGCATTATATATGATAGCTTCTCAAATTTGTCCAATGAAGATGCTTCATCTATATTTATATCTTTGCAATATGCAGAAACTAATTGGCTTTCGGTTAAGTCTAATAGCTTCATTAAACGAATTGCTTGCATAAATTTTAATTCAGCTTTCCCTTCTAGGAATTTAGATAGCGTTTCTTTATGGATCCCTATTTCATCGGCAATAGATGATTCAATAATTTCATTCTCTTGAATAAATTTAGCAAGCATCTCCCTAAGCGAGACATCAATGGGGGCTTGGGAAGTGTTTATTTTACTTATATACATAATTCATCGACATTTTTATGCAAATATAGCTATTTTGAATAGAATAACTAATATTTCACTGACATTTTTGTCGATGAAATAAAATGAGATACTTTTTTCTATTTTATTTTTAATATAAAATGGTATGTTTAAGATAATGGTTTGAAGATGTTTATATTGGGACTCTACGAATTAAAATGCTTAATCTTTGACGCCGTAAAGTCGCCCTCATGTGAAGCGCCTCCACCTGTATAACAACTATACTTTCCGTCCTGTGTAATCTCTTTGATCCGCATTTGCTTATTCGTCTTTATCTCTACGGCCAATTCGCCTATACTAAATTCGGTCGGTTGAGCAGGCGATACGTTTTTCTTTGGATCGGTCGAGGAAAGATACTTTTCTTTGATTTCTCTAATGTCGTTCGTCATTCCCCAGATTTTGAAGAATAGAATGATTTGAAGTATGGCGAATAATACCGCGATAAGTCCGAAAAATGTTCCCATGATATTTTGTTTTAAGTTGTAAATAATATACTACCTCTATTTTAAGCTACCTATTAGATTCTTATTGGTATAAGATAAAACACTGTTATGACACGACAAATAAAGATAGTATCAAATATAAAATTAGTGCAAGAAAGAAAAGACCAAAGCAAATATATGAACCTTTTTCGCAGATTAGGAACAATCTTTTCCCATCGGGCATTGTGGGTCTCATCTTCCGATGATACTTTACAGATTCTCCTAGCTCTTTTGCGTAGTTCTCGAAATGAGTACGCTTTTCAAATACTACGCCGTACAAACTTACTCCACCTAATAGGAGTACAAGTACAAGCAATAGAACTGCCAACAGAAAGCAAATACGAATACAAATTGGGTCTGTTTGCTTCACGGGGTTCAAAGCCGCTAGGACTCCTAATAGCGTGGCGGCTATCATTAGAAGATGAGAAAGCCAGTCTTTTAATGATGTATTAACCGCATCAAGTTTATTTAAAACAGATTCGTAAACTTTTCCATAATAACAGAGTTCTTCATCTTCACTATTGAATTGCTCGTGTGGTTCTATTTTTGCTTCCATGATGTTTGTTTTAGTGGTTGATGACACTTTTTTATTTGTTTGTTGCTTCTTCTTTGGATGAGTAGCAGTCGGATTCTTTGTACTCTAATGGTTCCCAGCTATTTCTTTGTTGAAGTATGTAATATACTCCATCTCTTCGAATTTCGGTAGATATAATTTGATAATTACGGGGTTTACTGTCTTTCAAAATCCAAACATAATCCCCGTTTTTGTATTTAGTTTCTATTTTACAACTTTCAGAAATGGAAAAATCAAAAACGGCTTGATTATTATATCCGCCTTGTGGAATTGTTCCCCTATAGAAGAAGCAATATTCTCCGGGAAGTAATGGTACAGATGGGGTGACTTTAAATTCATAATCATTTATAGTTTCAATCTCAAAGCCTATTGTTTTATCTTCATCTACTCCGATAGAGTTACCCGCATATATATTTACTTTCCCTGTTTCTAGTTCTCTTCTGTTTTTCTTTATGGTTAACTTAGATAATAAAAATTCGTTAGGAGATGAAGCTACTGTAAACCACCAATTAGATACTGCAAAACTGTTTTGTTCTTTATCATCGAAGTAAAAATAAAAACTAGGGATATTTGTATTTATTATATTGTTCGAATGTTTACCATTCATAGTTGACTTAATTTTTGCATCTGCGATTCCGTATGTAAGGGCAGTTCCTAGAGTACTTGTTTTAGTACCAGAAAATGCGGTTGGATATATCTTTTTTAACTCGCTTCCGACCTTAAAGTAAATTCCGGATCGAGGAGTTTTTTTTATTTGCTTTTCTGTATCATTGTTTTTCTGCATCATCGCCACAATAATATCATTACTTACTCCTTTTTCTTTTAATTCTTTTAGAGCTTGTATAGATGTATCAAAGTTATTTTTTGACGTATTTATTTTAGTTACTATAACGTCGTTCGAGAATCCAAGTTCTAACATGTCGGTTATAGACTGATTTGTTAATACTTCATCTTGCGCAGATGCGATAAGCGGGAAAAATATTAATATTATTCCTAATAGCAGCTTCTTCATATTGTTTTGTCTTTTATAATTAGTTAAATCCATGTTTTTACACTCACTACACCGACGACTAACGCCCAGTCGTATATTTCATTAACCGGAACATCATACGGTTTGAATCCTTCTTCGTTATTAAAAGGAACGCATTTAATATAACCCTCTTTATCAGACTCTTCGATTTTTTTTATCATTATTCCATCATAGGTTGCCAATGCATATACTTCACCCCAACGCACATGAGAGCGACTTGTTACAATTCGACAACCGACAATATCCCGATCGTTAATGCTTCGTTCTGGAACGTTTCTATTAATCATGCTACGACCTCCGGCGCGGATCGTAAAATCACAACCGGGCATATCGGGGATGATGAAGCGTTCGCAATCCCCTTTCGTTATTGCAGAGTTAAAGCCATTCGGTAGACCACAAGAGGCGGTAACTACGTCTATATGTGGAATGGCTTTACCCTTTATACCGTCATAATGCGGGACTCGTTTATCTTCTTCGTTCCCTAATATCATTTCTCCAACTCCTGTTTTGAGCCAAGCTATATTTAAATCCGGGTATACGTTCGATATTTTATCGAGTGTATTAGTTCTTGTATTATCCCCCATTTTATTAACGGCGTCATTTGATAATCCACTTCTCCTCTCTAATGTAGCCTTGTCTATGCCTTTGTAGGCAATATAATCTAATAATCGTTCTCGTAATCCCATGATGCTTGTATGTTAATTAGATATAAAATCGAATACAAAAACTTCTTTTATTCGATACTATATCGAATAAATATCTATCTTTGTCGCATCAAAGTTAATCAATCAATCAAGAACTAACAAATAAAAGTATAGAATTATGGCAAAGAAGGAAGTAATTGAAAATACATTAAGCATCGTTGCTGGTGTACCTGTTGAAATTACAATAGCAGCCAATAAGACGTTTACGTTTTCTTTTGAAGGTAAAAACGAAGTAGCAGCAAAGAAGATTCAGGACTATTTCGCACCGAAGCAATTAGAATATGACTACGACGATGAATGTGATTTTACTTGTTTATACATGAACCTCTAATAGATACGATTATGAAAGCAACTAGCACTTTAACCAGAAAGACCAATTTAGAGATATTAATCGAAAGCCGTGATAAGAACGCCATTAATGCGTTAATTGAGCAAAAAGAAATAGCATTAGAAGAGGCTATTAACAATGCTGAATGGTATGCAAGTATCGGGCTTGACGGAACGGCAGATGATAAAGTAGCAAGGCAAGAAAAATTAATTAGAGATATAGAGCGATTGAGAGCAGCAATTTAATATTAATCCGTAGCCCTTCGGGGCTATTAAAACCACTCTGGGAGATTTTTCGCTATAACATATACTATTAAAGAAATGAATGATAATGAGAAGAATACATAAGTCAATATGTCAAAAAATAAAAAAAGTTTTTGACTTGCCTTTTAAAGAAGTGGGATCGGTATTGGCACCAGAGACTATATTTTGTAACCGTTTATAATCTTCCAGTTGGCGGCGTTTTGACCGGAAAATATCATAGTATAGCGCGATTGCTACGCTTAGAATGCCCAGTGTTAGCAATATTACGGTCAAAACAAAAAGGACGCGTACCGGGTAAAATTCGCGGCTATTATTGGATAATGCTACTAAAGCCCCCAGAAGACCAGCCCCCGCAATTAATATATTATAAAACCACGTTGAGCGAGTTTTTAAATATTGCTCCTTGGACTGAATGTACTTTTTAGCGGCGTTAATCGCTTTTGGATTCTTTGTATTATTCATCTCTTTTTTTATGCAAAGCTAATAAAATAAATATTACGACAATGAACACAACACCAATTAAGCCGACACTGCAGGCGATGGAAGTAGGGCGACAAACCTACTTCCCTCGCAACCGCAGAAAATCAGTGAGAACGACCGCATCCGATTTAAAAACTGATGAAGGAAAGATTTTTAAAACTTGGATTGACGGAGATAACATTTATGTTGAACGCAAAGAATAGTACGACAATGGGACGAACCAGAGTAACCGGAAAAGTTGAGCCAATAGCAAAGAGATGGCTTAGTAAAGATGAAGCAAAATTCTATATAGGATGCTCGGATGATTTTTTGAGAACGTTACGGGAAAAAGCTCTCGTTTCTTTTTCTCAATTTGGAAAAATGATTTGGTACGATTTATCGAGCATAGATAGATTCATACAGAGTAATAAGGTAGTATAAAACAAACACCATGCTAACACTAAAACAAAGCCCCGCCGCTATTATCTTAATGCTTTTAGCGTGCAGTCTCGCAGAAGGCGAGCCGGAGCCGGGCAAATTAATTATCGCACTATTGATCGTATTTATAACGGTTATCTATGTGCTAGTCTGTAACTATCTAAACACGAAACGACATGGCGGCGAATCCTCAATGTATCGGTAATTGCCGAATTTGCACGGTTCTTGGCGCGTGTCCTGCTGATACTCTAGTTTGCGAAGATTGCGGCGAAGAGATTGAACCGGGCGAAGAGATAGAATTAGAGGTCGAAACGTACGAACGCGGCAGATACGGTACGAAGATAATAACGGTTTGCGCTCACTGTTATGAGTCGCTTTATCAGGGTGGAAACGATAACTTTTAAACAACACGATAATGACACATTGGAAAACTCAATTTAATTATGACTATCTAGGCGCTTACAGCCTACCAGATGGAAAAGATATAATTCTAACTATCCGCGAAACGAAGAAAGAACTAGTAGTCGGCACGTCCGGTAAAAAAGAAGAATGTTTTGTCGCTCACTTTTACGAAAATGTAAAACCGATGATTCTCAACCGAACGAACTGCAAAACTATGACGAAGATTTTCAAAACACCGAACTTCGAAGAGTGGATAAACAAGCAAATCCAAATCGGGGCGGTAATAGTTGACGCTTTCGGCGAAAAGGTTGATTCACTCCGTATTCGTCCATTCATCCCGAAAGTAGAAAAATCACTTCCTACGGTTGAAACCGGATCGGTAATCTGGAAAAATATCCTCGACGGTCTGGCGGGTGGCTTTACGGTCGCGCAAGTCCAAACAAAATATAAACTAACTAAAGAACAAATTAAAGAACTAGTAGCACATGAAATCAAGTGAACAAAAAGAAATCGAATGGAAGGAAAAGAGACAAGGCAAAATAACTGCCTCTACGCTTCCCGATTTAATGAAAGCGGGCAAAGGTTGTCCTTTCGGTAAAGCCGCGTTAGATGCGATGTATTTAGTACGATACGAGCGTAGAACCGGAACGATGCGAGAAAACGGAAGCTCAAAAGCGTTTGACTGGGGACACGAAAACGAACCGCTAGCGGTCGAATGGGTACGTACTCAATTAATGAATGAAATCAAATCATGTACAACTGATTTTAACGACATTGTTTTCAATGAACCGTTTGAAGGATTCGGAGATTCACCAGATTTCTATGTGTACGGATTCGACGGAAAAGTTATCGCCTTGGGAGAAATCAAGTGTCCGATGTCGCAAGGAAAAATCGAATCACTGCAATTCGGAAACACTATCGACGAAAAGGACGAATATTATTGGCAGTTCCTCGGTCATTTCCTCGGTCGCCCGGACGTAGACAAGTTGTATTATGTCATTTATGACGGTTATACAAATGAAGGTCGAATACTCGAAATGAATCGCGCCGACCATGCCGACAATATAAAGAAGCTCTACGACCGCATCCGGATAGCTAGCGAGATTGTAGACGAGTCTATTCGCTCCGGTCTGGACTTGCTCGATTGCGTCGATAAGGCAAAAGAGGTACTAGATTTAAAGTTGCAGATTGAATCACTAAAGCCGGAAGCAAAGAATAGCGTTCCGGTAAAGAATCAGATTTATAGGTTACGGAAGGAATTGCGCAAACAGACGAAGAAAGTACCGTCACAACACTAACACAACACGATTAATTACATTTTTATGAACACTTTAATAAACACGAAATTATGAACACTTGGTTTTTAACAAAAATCCGTTACGAGAAAGTAATGGAAACCGGGATGCAAAAGAAAGTAACCGAACCGTATTTAGTCGATGCGCTAAGTTTTACCGAAGCAGAAGCGCGAATAATCGAAGAAGTAACGCCGTTTATCTCCGGTGAGTTCACTGTGTCCGACATTTCCCGCGCACATTATAGCGAGATATTTACGAGTGAAGAGGATTCCGCCGATAAATGGTTTGCCGGGCGACTCGCTTTCACTACGCTTGACGAGAAAAGCGGCAAGGAGAAACGGACTTATACAAACGTACTCATACAGGCGGCGAACATTCACGACGCAATGAAGAAGCTCGATGAAGGCATGAAAGGAACGATGGCGGAGTATTCTTCGATTCTTCTCAAAGAAACGGCGATTGTAGATGTTTATTCGTATGAAGCTAAAAAATAAATACTTTACCAAATATTATTTTATTAACCAATAATGTCGCCGAAAAGGACGGCGTGAGGTGAAAGCCCTCGTATTTAAGTTTTAAGTTTAATGTTCTACGTCTAATCAGCGTAGTGAATATCTGGTTAGACGACAAATAATTTTAAATATATGGCAAAGTATAACAATGTAAAGATAGACGGATACGACTCTAAAAAGGAATATCGACGCGCTAAGGAATTAAAACTACTCGAAAAGAAGGGCATTATAACTGGACTTCAAGAACAAGTAAAATTCGAGCTTATTTCGCCTCAATATCATTTCTACGAAGTGCAAGGAGCGCGGAAGATGCTACACAAAAAAGAACTTCTCGAACGGGGCGTTTACTACATCGCGGATTTCGTTTATTATCGAGATGGTGAGTATGTCGTCGAAGATACGAAAGGAGTTCGGACAAAGGAGTATATAATCAAACGTAAACTCATGCTTTACGTTCATGGAATCAAAATAAAGGAGATATAAGAATGACGAAGAAAATAGTACAGAAGCCAGTAAAACACGATTGCCGGACATGTAGGAACGGCGGGAAAGAGAATAATTTTATTTGCTATTGCTCCGTTCTGAAAACAGGGCGGGCGATAGGGATAAGAGTTTGTAGTTATTACATCTCTCGATAGACTTTATTAGTGTGATGAATATAGACGGATATACGCTAACTGAAAAGATGCGAAAAGCGAGACGACGTTTCAGATTTACCGCCACCGAACAAGCCCTTTTTTACGAATTAGTGGCTATTTGTAATGGCGAAGATTGGCGGGACGTTTTCGATTGCTCGAACATTGAACTTTGTTTTGCGCTTAACGTGAATGAGAAAACACTAATAAAAGCTCGCGAGTCTTTAATAAATGCAGGATTAGTCTATTATAAATCTGGGAAAAACAAACGTGTCATTAGCTCGTATTCTTTCGTGAAGGAATTTAAAACTACTGTAACAACTACTGTAAATTTTACAGCCAATCAAACAGCCAATGAGACAGCCAATAGTACAGGGGATAGTACAGGAGTTAAGGGAGTCAATGATACAGGGGATAGTACAGACTATAATAAACTAAAACAGAAACCAAACATAAATATACTCTCTAAAGTCTCTCATGGAGATTTTGATTTTATATCTAATGAGTTTTTAGAGACGTTTACTCTTTGGCTTGAATACAAGAAAGACAGGCGGGAAAATTACAAATCGGAAAAGTCACTCAAAGCGTGTTACAACAAATTAGTGAAATTGAGCAAAGGTAATCCGGCGGTCGCATCTCAAATCGTAGATGAATCGATTGCGAATAATTGGGCGGGATTTTTTGAACTAAAGAACAATAAAAACGAATATGGAAACAAGAAGCAAACAGACTCTACCGATAGCGGCAATTCTATCATACGGACTACCGTACTATGACGAGCCGATAGAAGTCGAAAAGCGCCCGGAATGGTTTAAGTCGTGTTGCAAATACGTTTGCCCCGGCTTTAAGATTGACGATTCGAATAAAAACTTAATGAATCAATTGTTTTTATACACAGAGGGGCGATCCGAGAAGCTAGATGCGAATAAAGGGCTATTGTTACGAGGTGACATCGGTACAGGAAAAAGCACTATTATGCAGATTCTAAACCGATATAGCTATTTCACACGTGGCAAAGCAAAGGGCGGCTATCCGGTCGGTGGCTTTAGAGTCGATTCGGCTTCCGGGATTGCAAACAGTTTTTCGATGCGTGGAAAAGATGCACTAGAATTGTACACTTACAACAACGGCACGCCGCGAATAATCTGTTTCGATGAACTGGGACGCGAGCCAATCCCGGCAAAGTATTTCGGTACCGAACTAAACGTAATGCAGTATATTTTCCAATGTCGGTACGAGTTGAGACATGAAGCAATAACCCATGTTACAACGAACTTAACGATTAAGGAAATACAGGCTATTTACGGCGCTTATATAGCGGATAGAATAAATGAGATGTTCAATGTCTTAGACTTGAACGGGGCTAGTAGGAGATAACTAATACAACGAAACCATGCGAAGCAGAAAAAAGAAACTTGTGTACTTTAAAAAGATTCCGGTTCGCGTCGATCTGGAACAATGGCAAAGGCTCGATAAGATTCGTGCTGACTACCATTTCAAAAGCACATACGAGATTATGCAGTACATTTTAGGCTGTTTTCTTCGGGTTGCTGATCCGATGCCCGACGATGATGAAGAAGAAGTACTACCGGACGAAATCAAAGAAATGTTCTATGACCTATCACAGGCGGAACGACATTTCGAGTATGTAAAACCAAAACGAAAACTACCACAATACAAGGTAGACGAGATGAACGGACAAAAACGATTAGAAGGATTTTAATATGGTTAAAAAACTATCAAACACAAATTATTTGCGCGACGTATCAGTAGACCTCGTCGCAGTAAACGAACGGAACCGGAAGTATATCGACCGATTTGTATCAGAGAATTATAACGGTTTAGTTACCAAGTTTTCACACCTAGACGGCACGATAAATTCAAGCGCTTTCGGAGCACTTGATAAATTAAACTCTACGATTATCTCGCTCTATACTGATTCGAATTTACACTTTGTGGATTGGGAGCAAGCGAAACAATATCTATTGAGTAAATTTACAGAAAAAGCGATTCGCGTTCCGGTGAAGAAGCCTGTAAAAAGCGAAGTAATAGAGAACGAATTTATTAACGATTAATATTATTGTTTCAATGAAAGACGTAGAACTATTTAACGACCATTTCCAGAATTATAAAACATACGGTATTCCGAAAGCACAACTAATCATTGCGGATATTCCCTATAACATCGGGAAGAATGCATACGGCTCTAATCCATCGTGGTATATCGACGGAGACAATTCTAACGGAGAAAGCGAATTAGCCGGAAAAGAGTTTTTCGATACCGATAAGGATTTTCGAATTACTGAATTTCTTCACTTTTGTAGCAAGATGCTCGTTAAAGAGCCGAAAGAAAAAGGAAAATCGCCCTGTATGATTGTCTTTTGCGAATTTGAACAACAATTCGAGCTTATACAGAAAGCGAAGGAATACGGACTTAGCAATTATATAAACCTCGTATTTAGAAAGAACTTTTCGGCACAAGTTTTAAAGGCTAATATGAAGGTCGTTGGTAATTGTGAATATGGTGTGCTCTTGTATCGGGACAAACTGCCAAAGTTCAATAATGGCGGTCGGATGGTATTTAATTGTTTCGATTATCCTAGAGACACAGATACACCGCGAATTCATCCGACACAAAAATCAGTTCCGTTGCTTGAACGGTTGATCGAGCTTTTCACCGATGCGGGTGATACTGTGATAGACCCATGCGCCGGAAGTGGGACAACATTACTTGCAGCCGCTCAATGCGGGCGAAAAGCATACGGATTTGAGATAAAGAAGAAGTTCTATGCAGATGCGAATAAAATCATTTTGTCGCGGATGCAGCCTAGAATGTTTGTGTAGAATGGTAAAAACTGAAAATATTTAGATTAGCTATACAGAGATTGAAGAACTACTGTATAGCTAAAATCTAAAAGTTGCATGTATTTTAAACTCGTTTAATAACTATAAATTGCCCTTTCTCTAATTTAGATGTTAATTCTTTGTATTTTCTGAATGCTTCATCTTCGGTTAACAAAAAGTAAACTGAGTCGGTCATAATCGTAGTAAAGCTTCTGGGATCACATTGATAGAGAATAAAACCAAATAAATATTGTTCCATAGATGTAAAATAAAAATAGAGTTATTATAACGGTTCAAATATAATTATTTTATCTAAGGAATAAAAGAAATAGCAATAAATAAGCTTTTTTCGGGTTTTATAAACCATATAAAGTAATGAATCAAACACAGAATAAGCCAAAGTATTATTATTCCCCTCGTTTCAATCACTTCAATATCTATCGACAGGATTCAGGTAAAGATACGTATGTTGATTGTGCGGCTACGCAAGAAGAAGCGAAACGGAAAGTTTATAAACTAAATGGCTGGAACTATCAGCCTAAAAATAACACGGAAAAATGAGTAAAGTAAAACAGTACATCGAACAAGCCACAAACGAGCGCATCCGCTCGCGTGGCTTAATCCGAAAAGTCGCTATCGAAGCGGCTCGGATACAGAGAGACGAAACGAGGCGGCAAGCTATCGAAGTGTATAAACAAATGTGTCCGTCTAAGAACTGCAAAGGTTGTGCAAGCTGGATACATAAACAGGAAATACAATCGACTCGATGCGACGGGAATTGTGCACGGATTAGATTACTTATTAACGGATTAGACCGGATCGAAACGTTATGTATATAATCAGGCGTATTCAATGCAAATCGGGCGATGTGTCCGAGACGCATTTAGTTGAGATAGAAACGGACGACATCGAGGCAACACGAAAGGAGTTGCACGATTGTTATCAATGTGATAAGATTCTTTTTAATTATGACGAACAATGAGTAGAAACCCGCATTACATTAAGATGATTAACTCCAATCGTTGGAAGTTACTTCGAGCTAAGAAGCTACAAAGCAATCCGGTTTGTGAGATGTGCGAGGCGAACAATCGCAGTACGCTTGCAACGGAAGTGCATCACACCGTCCCGGTTGAGTCCGTGTCGCATGAACTCGGAATGAGACAACTAATGTTTGATTATAACAATCTGGAAAGTCTATGCCATTCGTGCCATTCCGATAAACATCGGCGCGCTTTCAGTCATTCGAAAGAGGCGGTTCAGGCGAACAATCGGAGGGCAACGGAACGGTTTATAGATAAGTATTTTTAATTTGCTGACACAGTTTAAATTACATTCTCAAATCTAAAGTTAATCCTCAATAATTATTGAGGATTAACTTTAGCATATGCGGACTTAAAGGCAATATCACTTCTTAAAGCAAAGTTATCATTATTAGTACGAGTCTTTTTTATCATTTCATCGTACACGTTTTTATCAAGAGCAATATAAATACATAAATAATAAAGTGGGGTTAACATACTAATACTTATAGGGAAACATCCTTCTTGATTGTAAGACTCCATTGTGTATTCTTTCACAAATAATAAATATTTCTCTTGATAAGATGTCAGAAATATATCTAATTTTCCTATTGTACTTATATCTAAAAAGTTTAATTGCTTTAGAAGAATCTCACTTGACGTAATATTATTTATTGCACAATTACTTATTGACTGTATAATTGAGATCGCACTCTTAATGACTTGGCTATTATTAGCAAATGAAATAATTGAAGCTTGATTAATTTCTATATCGTTAGGAGTATTCTCTATTAATTGGGGCAATCTCTTTTCATAAGATTTTAAGTCTTTTTTTAATCTGTCAAATTCAATATCTGCAGTTTCGAGTAAAGCTGATAATCTATTAAATGATCTTATAAAATTATCAGGAACAGATACTGCACTCTTATATCCTAAATCGTGTTCAATCTCTGCCCATGCGTGCTGTAATATAGAGCGTATTTGTATTTCAAATTTCATATCTTTGAATGGTTTAAATTCAGTAAGATTGCATCTTTCTTCCTTAAAAGATGCTACATAGTGCAAAGAACGATACCCGAATACATCATTATCGAGCTTTCTTTTATCTACGCTATTCTCTACATCAATATTAAATTCTTTCTTTATCATTTCTGCGATAGTATCCACGTCACTATCTAAGTATGTAATAATTCTAATTCCAACAATATCGGTAATATCATTTAAACACTGATACTTGCCTTCCTTATTATCTATTTTATTAGATAAACTTCTTTCTTCTTTTACTCTACTACTTAATTGGTGAATAATGGTTTTATTTTCTTTTAGAAACTCGTCTATTAACATTTCTAGCTTATTAGAAAGCTTTTCGAATAGATTCTTTTTTTGGGTGTATTCCTTTAGTATGTTGTCTTTCATAATATTGATGTTCATATAATTCAAAACAAATATAATGCTTTTATTGATATGCGGGGGCTGTTTTTTATTTTTTAACGCGATACGCTAAACCCACCTCACCTCATATTTACACGCGCGAGTAATTTTTGAAACGAGGGGGTGCGCGTTGGGGGTAAACTTTTTGTGCGCATCTTCCGAGCTACCAAATACTTGCGATCTTTTCCTATATGCAAAAAGCCTATAAAAATGTGTGATTTGGACGACATAAAAGAAAAGATTCGCGCCGCGATGGAGTCGCAGGGAACATATACGGAAGATTTAGACCTCTGTATAACTCTTTGCGCAGGTTCATATATGGCGTTTCAAATTGCACTAAACGATATTTCAAAGAAGCGTATGAAGTCATACGTGAAAGAAGTGTCCCGCGAAAATAATGATAAACTCACGGCGCATCCTGCTTTCAAAGTTTTATTCGATGCACTCGAAGCAACGCGCAAACAATTACGCGAACTTGGTTTGACCTTTCAAACGCTTTCTGCATCTGACGACGACGAAGTAAACGACTTGATTAACGAAGTAAACAAAATAGATCGCGATGAACAAGGAGAATAGAGATAAACTGATAGCGTTAAAGCAGTCGGTTGTCTCCGATCTGCATAGCATCGACGTTGATTCGTATAAGCTAGACAAGGCAGACGAAAGACTAAATGTGTATATCAAAGGTTGTATTAACAATCCGGACGTGCACAACCTTTACGAGTTGCTAGCCGTTCACCGCTTCTTTGTTTTTCTTGATAAATACGAATTTCGGATCAAGGAAGTAAGGAAGTTCGTCACGTTCTACGAGCGTTTGAAATTCTCCGGCACAAAGGGAAAGACTAGATATAAGCTGACTCCGATACAGTTGTTTCAGTTCTCTAACATTCTAGCGTTTTACAAGCCCGGAACAAACAAACGTTTGATTCGCGAAGCTCTTCTATTCGTTCCGCGTAAATTCAGTAAGACAACAAGTGTAGCGAGTCTTTCGATTAACGATTTGTTGTTCGGTGATGCGAACGCACAAACATACGTTGCTGCAAACTCATATAATCAGGCGAAAGTTTGTTTTGATGAAATACGTAATATTTTAAAGTCTCTCGATCCGAAGTTTAGACACTTCAAAATTAATCGAGAAATCATATATAACCGCATAAAGGGAAAAACCTCTTTTGCCCGTTGCCTCGCCTCTAACCCGGATAAATTAGACGGACTTAACGCAAGCATGGTAATAGTAGACGAGTATTCACAAGCCGATAGCGCCGCATTGAAGAACGTTTTAACGTCCTCAATGGGCGCACGGCTCAACCCTTTAACCGTAGTAATTACGACCGCATCCGATAAAGAAACGGCTCCATTCGTCGAAATGCTCAAAATGTATAAATCGATCCTACGAGGTGAGATTGAAAATGATTCCATATTTGCGCACATCTTTGAGCCGGATGTAGACGATGAGGAAGGCGATCCGGCAACGTGGCGCAAGGTACAACCACACATGGGTATAACCGTTTATGAAGATTTCTATATAGACGCGTATCAAAAAGCACTATATAGCGCGCCGGATGCACTGGAATTTCGAACAAAGTTACTAAACGTATTTACTACCGACCAAACAACAAAATGGATTGAGGCAAAGCAGATCGAAGAACGATTCAAAGATATTAGAATAGAAAATATTGGTACTTATCCGTTAACAATGGCGGCGGTCGATTTATCCGTTCGAGACGACTTTTCTACGGTTACTTATAATATCTATTCGAAAGAAAGTGGTTCTTTTCATTCACATACGGATTACTATTTTCCAGAAGGAGCTTTGAAAGATCATCCGAATCGGGAACTTTATGAAGGTTGGGCGAAAGCGGGCTATTTAATTCTTTGTGACGGTGATATTATCGACTATCAGCAAATAGTAAACGATATACTTGCACGTGCAAAGTATCTACAAATTATGGGAGTTGGCTATGATCCTTATAAATCGGCTGAATTTGTAAATCTTCTTACTTATTCCGTAGGCGGTGCGAGTGAATATATTAAGCCTGTTAAACAGACATACGGAACGTTTACAAGCCCTATTGAATCTTTTGAACTTGCTTTGTATCGGAGTAAGCTCACCTTTAGCCCTAATCCGATTACGCCGTACTGTTTTAGTAATGCGGTATTAGACGAAGATCGGAACATGAATAAGAAGCCAGTCAAAAAAACGCATAACGCGAAGATTGATTCGACTATAACAAACCTAATGACATTCTACTTATTTAATAACATGGAGGTATAATGAAACTATCTTTTAATTTTGAATTGGGACGTTCAAAGACGCAAAAACGCGCCTTAAATGCAGAGATGAGCACAACGGATAAAGATGCGGCGATAAACTCCCGATTACCATCGTTACCCGGTCAGCCAATAGATGTGCATAACAGTAATCAAGCAATGAAACTTTCAGCCGCATATAGATGTACTTCTATTCTTTCGGGGACTATCGCGTCTTTACCGCTTATAATTAAACGGAAAAAAGATGGATATTTCTCACCAGACGAGGAAAACGATTTATATACGATATTAACCCGTATGCCTAACCGACGAATGAATAGTTTTGAAATGGTTAGGAATATGGTTGTTCAAATCGTAAATCAAGGAAACGCCTACATCGTTATCCGTCGAAAGTTCGGCAGTGTTAGCGAACTTGTATTATGCGCAAATAATACAGTAACCTATGACAAGTTGAATGATGTTTATATTATTTCTGATCCATATAACCGGATATATGGGCGTTTTGAATCCTACGAAATAATCCATCTTAAAAATAATAGTTTGGACGGGGGATATACAGGAGTAAGTACAATAATGTATGCTAGCCGTATCTTTTCCATAGCCGCTAGTGCAGATAATCAGAATTTACGAACTTTTCAGAATGGAAGTAAAATAAAGGGGCTTGTTTCCGGTGCAAAAGAGATAAATAAAGGGTTGCCCGGTGCAGGTATGACGGATATTCAACTTTCTACGGTTGGGGATCGTATAGAGGAACAACTAAACACAGGAAGAGACATTATTTCAGTTCCCGGCGATGTTGGATTTCATCAACTTTCTATAAATCCGGTTGATGCGCAGTTATTGGAAACAAAGAAATTCAGTATTCTTGATATATGTAGATTTTACGGGGTTCACCCAGATAAGGTATTTGCCGGACAATCTACTAATTACAAGGCTTCTGAAATGAGCAATGTTTCTTTCTTGACTGATACGCTGCAACCGATATTGAAACAAATCGAGGCAGAATTTAATTATAAACTGATTCCTAATTCAGTCGCTAATTTATATAGTATTTCATTTGATTTATCATGCTTGTATCAAACCGATTTAACGACGCAAGCGAGTTATTACAAGGCTCTGGAAGAAATGGGCGCTCATTCTCCGAATGATACCCGTAGAGCATTAGGAAAGCCACCCGTTGAAGGGGGCGATAAAGTATTTATTTCTTGCAACGTTCAACCAATCGAGGCGGCTAGTCAAAAAGTAGAGCTACCAAAGAATGAGGAAACAAACATATAGTAAAATGATATTTGCAAAATATGGAAATACGAAGTTATACAGAGTTAGGTGCTCCTAAAGTTGGAGATGGAAGAATAATCGAAGGTTATGCGGTTGTATTCGGACAAGAAAGCCGTGTATTGTACGACAGGGAAAAACAACGCGCTTTTGTTGAGGTGATCGAAAAGGGAGCTATAACGGAAGAGTTATTGCGTAGTTGTGATGTTAAAGCTCTGTTAGATCATAACAAACAGAGATTGTTGGCTCGATCTAATCGCGGTGCAGGTACTTTGTCGCTTGAACTTGACGACTACGGACTAAAATACAGGTTTGAGGCTCCTAGTACTCCCGATGGAGATTTCGCCGTAGAAATGATTAAACGCGGTGACATTTTCGGTTCGTCTTTTGCGTATGCTTTAAATGAAAAGGATAAAACAAAAGTTTCCTATTCAATGAAAGACGGATTGTTGCTTCGTACTGTACACATGATTGATCGGATTTCTGATATATCTCCCGTTGTTGATCCTGCTTTTTATGGTACAGACGTAACGGTGCGGAGTATGGACGATACGATAGCGGAATTGTCCGGCGAGAATAAAGACTATTTAAATGAACTTAATAATTTACGCAAATCAATTTAAAACATGAGAAAAGAATTTGAAACTATTGCTCAATACAAAGAGCAGATGCGCACTATGTTGGATAAAGCAGAAGCGGAAAAAAGAGCACTCGACGCAAGCGAGAAAGAGCAGTTCGAGCAGTTGAAAACAAAGAAAGAGCTTTTAGAAATGAAGGTAGAACGCCGTGCGCTTGAAGATATTAACGCGGGTTTGGTATCAGACCGTCGCGTGTTGTTCTCACAGGCTGTTTTTGACGTCGTTAATCATCGCTCTTTGGAAGAATACAACGGAGTAGTATCGGAAGGCGGTATTAAAGTTGTAGAACGTGCGGTGACTGTTACAGATACAACCGATGCGGCTAGCATGGTTCCTGTTACAATCGGTGAAATCATTGAACCGTTAGAAAAAGGTTTGATTATTGATAAACTAGGTATCAAGATGCAAAGCGGGCTTGTAGGTGACCTTGTTTTCCCAACATTGGCGGCTGTTGAAGCAACAATTCAGGGTGAAAACGTTGCGGTTACCGATACCGAATTGAATATCGACAAAATCAAGGCTTCACCCAAACGTGTATCTATTTCTATCCCGGTGTCTAAGCGTGCGATCAACCAAACGAACTACTCTTTGCAGGACGTTGTTTTGAAGCAAATTTCGCTTGGTGTCGCTCGCACTTTGAATAAATGGATGTTTTCGGGAACTGCATTGTCTGGCGCAAGCAACGGGGTGTTTGTAAAGACAAAACCAGATGTTGAATATACAAACGCGTTGACATTTGCGGATATTGTTTCGCTTGAATCTACCGTAATGGATGCGGGCGTAGATGTAACCGACGGTACAGCTGCCTATGTTTGCACTCCAAAGGTGTATGGTGCTTTGAAATCCACTCCCAAAGCGGCGGGGGCTGCTGAAATGATCTGCCAAAATGGTATGGTGAACGGTTATCCGGTTCTTGTTACTAACTACATAGACGCCGATTCTATCGGATTCGGTGTATTCTCCAACGCTGCTATCGGTCAGTTCGGCGATATGGATTTAGTTATAGACCCGTATACCGGAGCGAAAAGTAATGTCGTAAACTTTGTGTTGAATACTGATTATGATATTGTTGTAGCTCGCCCGGAAGCCTTTGCCATCGCAAAGAAAAAAGCTTCTGCCTAATCCTATAACCTATCATTCACTAAAGGGCTGGGGCTTCGGCTCTAGCCCTTTCTAATTTATACAATATGGCACAATACGTAACACTCGAAGAACTCAAACAGCATTTAAACGTTGACTTCGACACGGACGACGCGTATATAACCGGGCTTATCGAACCCGTTCAACTTCTTATCGAATCGTATCTAAATAATCCGCTAGATAACTACGTTAAGGACGCAAAAATAGATCGGCGTATCTGGCACGCGATCCGCATCCTTATAGCGAATTACTACGCAAACCGTGAATCGGTAACATTTGCCACTCCGCAAGTTATTCCGGGGCACATAGAACTATTACTGCAACCTTTAAAACGATATACGTAATGCAAGCAGGATTATTAAACGAAATGATCGCTTTTTACCGTAGTGAGTCAAAGCGCGATAATCTGGGCGGTACGTCTGAAAGTTGGGTGAAAGTATTCGATAAACGCGCATACATTCGCTTTAAGTCGGGTGCACGTAAAGAAGCGAACGGCGAGATATATAATATGACCGTTAATACGATAATGATTCGCATCTGTAAAGAGATCAACGCTAAAATGAGGATCGAATACGACGGGCAGAAATACAAGATTCTATCTATCAATCACGACCGGAAGCAACAAGCAACGATTATAGAAGCGGAGGTAATCAATGAGTAACGACAATTACACCGGGCGCAACTTGTATCGCGTCGAAGTGGATGCAACGCGAGTAAACGAACTACTTAAACGGTTGAACGATAAAGAAGCAAAGAAGGCAATTTCCTCCGCTCTTAAAAAGTCGATTCTTATCATTCGTAAACAGGCACAGGAAAATCTAGTTTCTGCTGTTAATGATGCGGAATTTAGCAGTTCTAAGAATGGCGTATCGTTCAAACCGTTAAAGAACGAAATAAACGTAGCAGTTTATCGCAATGCTTCCGGTGCACGGGTCGACCTGATCGACCGCCGCAAAAAGGGATCACGCGCCTATATGCTGAAATGGTTCGAATCAGGAACAAAAGAACGAGCTACCAAAAAAGGAGCGAATAGGGGTATTATAAATGCTTCCCACTTCTTCTCTAATGCGGTCAAATCGAAGCAGAAAGAAGCAGAGAGCTCACTAGAGAAAAATATAATTGATTCTATAATGAAAGTAGCAAATAAAAAGAAATGAGTTTATCAATAGGCGCACACGTATATAAGAAATTAAGCGACTCTACAGAGTTGGCAAAATTGGTTTCTGATAAAATATATGCGATTTCGACCAAAACGGAAACATCTTTTCCGTTTGTGATCTACAAACGCAACTCCTTAACGCCGGAATATACGAAAGATAGGTACGGCACGGGTGACACAGTTTCGGTTGAGATCGTTGTCGCCAGTGATAACTATTTGAACTCTGTTACAATCGCGGAAGAGGTACGTAAATCACTCGAAAACAAACGAGGAAGTTATGATAACTTCGATGTGATCGATTCTAAACTAATTAGCGCGAATGAGGATTTTATAGAAGATACTTTTATTCAAAGCCTCGTATTCTCATTTAAAACTGAATAATTAACTAAAACACGATAAAATTATGAGTAAAGCAAAATCAGTGTTAGGAAAAGACCTAATGTTATTCATCGACGGTAAAGCCATCGCACTTGCCACATCTTGCAAATTGGGGCTTTCGGCTGAAACAATCGACACACAAAGTAAAGATTCGGGTATCTGGACGGAAAAGGACATTAAAAAACTTTCTTGGAACGCTTCCAGTGAAAACGTATTTAGCGCGGATGCAGATACAAACAGTTATGACAAATTGTTTGCATTGTTCATCGCGCATAAGCCCGTAACTCTGAAATTCGGTATTGTAGGCAATCCCGATGTTAATGAAATGCCCGAAGCCGGATGGACGCTTGCGGAAGGAGCATACACCGGAAAGGCGGTTATCACGTCACTGGAAGCAAATGCGCCAGACGGAGACAAAGCAACATTCTCTATTTCTTTCGAAGGAACCGGACCGCTTGCAAAAGAGGAAGCTAGTGAATAACTTATGGGCGGTGTTTTGCCGCCCTCTAAACGATTTATTTAATGAAAACAATATCATTTAACGGAAAAGATTTCTCTTTAAAATATACGCTTCGTGCGTTCTTTGTGTTCGAATCTATATCCGGCTATCCGTTTCAGTTCGGGAAATTGCTAGATGAATACCTTTTGTTTTATTCGTTCCTGATCGCTAGCAATAAGGATTCGTTTAATATGGCATTTGACGAGTTTATAGAATTGTGCGAAAATGATTTGACTCTATTCGAACAATTCAAAGAGTTTATTTTGGATGAAATCGAACTACGTTCGCAATTGGCGGGAAATGACGTAAAAAAAAAGAAGGTGACGACGCAGAAACGAAAGCAGTAAGTATTCGCGAACTTTATTCGCGCGTTGTCGGCGAGGGCGGGATCGCGCCCGATTACTTCCTCGATAAAATGGACTTTATCGAGGTTGAGTCGTTTATAGACGGATTGAATCGACGCAATCGGGAAGCGTGGGAACAAACTAGATTGCTAGCTTTCATTATAGCGCAATCTAATAGCACAAGAACGCTAAAGCAAACCGATATACTCCGGTTTCCGTGGGACGAAGAAGAAAAGAAAGATACGAGCGTAACGGACGAAGAGATGCAACGGTTACGAGCTAAGGCAAAAGAAGTAGAATCACAATTAAACACGCATAAAGATGTCTGATATAGTAACAAGATTATTGCTTAAAACGAATGATTTTGACGCAAATCTAAATAAGTCGAAGAAGAATGTAAACGGGTTTCAAAGCGACATTTCTAAAATGTCCGGCGTTGCAGTATCGGGAGTTATGAAGTTCGCCGGGGTTCTTGGTATTGCTGTAACTGCCTCGGAGGGTTTCAATAAAGTAATGAATAGCAGTCAGACGCTAGGAGATGAATATGCCCGTACTATGGACGGCTTAAAAGGTGGCGTAGACCAATTTTTCTACTCTATCGGTAGTGGAGACTGGACGCCGTTCATGAACGGGTTAACCGAAACTATACGTCTAGCACGCGAAGCATACAACGCGATGGATCAATTAGGAAATACAAAGATGTCATTCTCTTATTTTGATGCAAAGAATCAAGCAACCATACAAGAACAAATAACTATCTTAAAAGATAAGGATTCAACAGAAGAGCAAAAGAAAGCAGCTAGGGAACTATTAGACAAGACGCTGAAAGACCAAGAGGAAATCGTAGGACAATATAAGCAAAGAAGTCAAAACGCATTACAAGCAATGGTAAAGGCGGCAATAGGACTTGACGGCGTAGATGTTTCGGCAATGGATATAGATAAAGTGTTGAGATTAGATGTATCTTCGGTAGGCGATAAACAAAAGGCACAATTAGCGAAACAGTATAAAGACTTCGTAGATGAATACGATCGTTTAAAAGCCAAATTCACAACTTACGAAACGGTGGGTTCTGGAATGAATGTGCACACGGTTACAACAACAGATACAAATGCATTGAGTAAGGCAATAAGTCCGATGTTATCGAAGTATCAGGATGCAATACAATATAACGCGATTTTAGTAAAGAAGAGTGATGAATGGTTGCAGAATTTAATAAACGTTGCAACGGCGGCAGAGGCGGCGGGACGGAATTTATCTAGTATGACGAAAGCGGCGAACCGTGCTTCACAGTCAGGGATAGGCGGGAAAACGCCAAAGGAAGAACCGAAAGAGGGCTCTATCGCTTGGTATGACACGCAAATCGCAGAGCAAAATAAAAAACTTATTGCTGAAACCGACATGCAAGCGCGTTCCGCCATTCAAGCAACAATTAATGAACTCGAATCAAAGAGGATAAGTTTAAAGTTTGTTGTAGAGCAAGAAACGTTCAAAAGTGCTCATGGTGAAATGAAAGACGGCACTTTGTCTCTTCCGGTAAAACCAACGTATAAAGATAAAGTTCCTAATCATGGGAAAGAAGGTAAAAACTTAAAGTTGCCGAAATATGATCCACTTTTTAAAAAAGAAGATATAGACATGAATGAAAGGTATGCCGAATCTCTATCTGTAGTTGGTAGTATTATGGGGTCTTTATCTGGAATAACCAATGAAAGTGCGGCGGCGTATCTTCAATGGGGCGCAAATGTTATATCCAGTATTGCGCAAGCTATTCCGGCTATTCAATCGTTAATAACTGCGAAACAGACCGAAGCAGTAGTTAGCGGCGTAGCTTCCGCAGCAGAAACGCCCGTTGTCGGTTGGTTATTGGCGGGAGCCGCCGTTGCTGCCGTCGTCGCTGCAATGGCTAGTATTCCTAAATTCGCAACGGGTGGTATTGTGCCTGGCACATCATTCACAGGCGATAAGGTTCCGGCTTTACTCAATTCAGGCGAGATGATTTTAAACGGATCACAGCAAAGTAATTTGTTTCAAATGCTTAATAGCGGTTTATATGGCTCCTTATCGCAAAAGATTGCACCGTCTGCAGAAAATGGAAATCAGCCCGCAAACGTAACGTTTCGCATACATGGAAGAGATTTGGAAGGAGTTTTGAGTAATCATTATAATCAGAAAAGCAAAGTAAGATGAAACTAAGATATTATTCAGAGTTTAAGAGCAGGAAAGACAAGACGTATAGAATCGAAATTCATACGGTCTTTGCAACGTATTCCGAAGAACTCACCCTAACAGATAGCCCGTTTACTGTTGAGTATGAATCGGACACTCTATACAAACCGTTGAAAATGTCTAATTCGGTAACAAGCATATTGACAGATAGAATTTTATCAGACCTATATACAGCCGAAGGGCAAAATATAGAAGTTCGTTTGTATAATAAAACCGATGATGTTTTAGAGTGGTTTGGATATATGAGTCCAAATTTATATTCGAGCGATTATATAACTCCGCTTAATATAGTGGAGATACAGGCAATCGATACTATTTCCGTTTTGGAAAATAAGAAGTACTCTTATATTAATTCTTCCGAGGTCTATTTTAAAAGTTTCAAAGATGTAATAATGCACATTCTTGATATTGCCGATCCCGGAAAGATTCTAAACAAATTGTACTTTCAAAAAACTAATAGAATCTCGAAAGATGTTTCTACTTCTTTGATAGAAGATATTTATATACATGAACGAAATTTCTTTGATGAAGCTAACGAACCGATGAATTGCAGGGATGTTTTGGAGGAAATCTTGAAATATCTAGGAATGACATTAATTCAGTATCAGAATGCGTATTATATGATCGATTACGATTATATAAAGAATGAAAGTCTTTCTTTTTTTGTTTATGATCGAATGAGTAATACGTGCGAAAGCATGGAAACTCATTCTGCATTATTAAATGTGTATTCGATTGGTATTGCTGAAAGTACGGGAAGTATATCTCTTGGGGATGTGTATAACAAAGTATCTGTTGTTGCTAATATGAATCAAATAACCACCTTATGCCCTAAATTGCTCGACGATGAGAAGGACATAGTAAATCAAAATTCCGATCCTAATAAATATTATATATCAAATAGAGATATAGACGGCAAGAACTATACGCTTCTTAATTCATTCTTTAAATCTAAAGAAAATTGGGATTATTTGAGTCCGAGCTTTTCTTTTCTTGATGTTCCGGTAAAAGACGCGGAAATAACTATTGACAACGTTAATAATATATATTCCGGTGTGACGTGGCAGAAGTACAGTGATTACACAACGGAAGATGGGGAGCCATCTTCTTTGAGTTGGAATACTTGCGTTTCATTCCTGCAAGCGTATAATATGTTTGGTACTTCTCGAAAGACTCTTTTAACTTTGAAAAACGGAGAGTATTCTTTATTCAAAGGTGGGTATTTCATAATAAATATCGCTTATAGAATGTCCGGCTCTTTTCTTCCAAATGATATTATAAAAACGTCCGATGAAGTATATTCGAATACTAAATACGGCGCAGGATTTGATCATACTATGATGCCATGTAAGTTATATATAGATGATTATTATTATGATGGCGAAGTATGGAGAAATAGTAAGTATTATATGGATCGTGTCGCTCGAGACTATTATAAAGTCACATACAACTTAACCTATCGAGGGGCTATATGGTATAGATATAAAGATAATTTTGGAGATTGGAGGTTCGTTAGTAAAGGTGAATATGATTCAGCTAGCGGCGAAAAGGCTTCTGGCGGATATGATGATGCAAATAAAGTCTATGCGTATAGAGAAAATGGTGAGAGTATTTTTGTCGAAAAATGGTATCACGATGAATGCATTCTTAAAGATGGCTTCTATTTGGTTCATATAAACAAAGAAGGCGACAAAGTTTTCGACGAAGAAAAGAAGTTAACGAATACCGTTAGTTATAGATTTAATCTGTATGACTCAACGGATGGCGTAGCGATTAAACTTCCAGAAGATAAAATATTGTGCGGTAAGATAAATTTTGAGTTAAGCACTCCGAATCATTTAGGGGTACATCCTATGTACCGAACCGATGGGGGCTGTCATCCGTGTACTGCTTTTCATATATCTGATTTCACATTCAAGTACACTAATAACAAAGTAACTTACGATATTTTTAATGATGCAGTAGATGATTCCGATGTAGTTTACAGTAACGTAATAAACGACAATAATGTTACAGAAATGGACGACATCGAATTACTAATCAATTCAAATGCAAAGAATATTTCGTCTTATTCAAATTGCGCTACCAAATCGGGGGATAAATTCGATTATTTAAAAACGGTATATAGTCCGTTGCACGATAAAAATGTATTGCCGGAACAAATATTAATAGATAAGCTTTACACGCATTATAAAGCTCCTAAATTTAGATACAGCAATAATTTGAATCGTGGCTTTTCGATACTGTCTAGGATTTACGAAAATTCCCTCAAAAGAGAAATGGTCGTCGATCAAATGAATATTGATTATGCAAATGAAAGTTGTAACGTGTCATTAACAGAAACATGATAGAGATAGAAAACAAAAAAGTACCGCATTCGTTTCGGAATAAATATTTACGCAATTCCGGTTCGGTAAGTTTTAGTACATCTACTCCAACGCCGACTAATGGCGGAGGTGTGACTTTGGATGTGCTAAAAGTGGATGATAGACGTGTTGTTTCAGATGATAATGTATTTTCTTCTCTTCGCACTTTACTTGAAATAAAATCCCGTATTATAGCATTAGGGAATATTGATACTGCATTATCCAATGATAATACTCTTTCTTCATTACGTATTATGAACGAGATATTATCGAGAATTATTGCAGAAGATGATACTAAAACAAAATTGTCAGATGAAAATGTATTTTCGTCACTTCGCACAAACAAAGAGCTTGATATTATCAGTAAGAAAATAGACAAAGCTATTGAGTCTTTGAAAGATTTGTATGTATCCAAAGTATATGATGATACTGCAAAAGGACATATAATACTTGACAATGGAGCAACATCAGATTTTATTCAATCGAAAAACTTTGTATCTGGTGCATTAGGAACCGGATATTTGATTAAACGTGATCCAAATACGGGTAAATCTTATGCCGAAGTAGACGAGCTTTATGTTAGATTAAGAGCCATATTTGATTCTATTGAAATCAAGGAGGCAAAGCATGTTTCCGGTGAACTTATCTTATCTTCTGCTAGCATAAAATGCGCTAAAGTGGATAATATAACAGAATTAGCTTTGTGCGATATGAATGGTACGCCTCTATATGATATTAACGACGTACAATTACTATCTTCTGAAAGGCGTTATCGCTGCTATTTCACAGCTGATGATGGAGAAAAAGCAGTGTTAAGTAACTTTGTTATTGGAGATTTTGCGCAATGCAGGCAGTTTAATATAAAAGAAGGAGCTTATGAAGGTGTAACAAATCGTTATTATTGGCGTTATGTTATGGCTATCGGTGATAATTACATCGATCTATCAGTAGATGATTGCGATGTAGGTAGTGATATACCACAAGCGGGGGATACTATTATTCAATTAGGAAACCGAACAGATATAAGTAGGCAGAATGCAATCGTATTATCTGCGTTCGGAGACAATGCACCTTCTAAAGTTTTATATCAAGGGATTAATTCTTATTCTCTTGACGGTAAAGCTGTGATTGAAGAGGGATTCGATCAACAAACGAAACAAGCATATACACGTACATTTGGACGTAGTTATGTTGGCGAACGTGATGAAAGTTCGTATATGAAATATGTTCCCGGTGAAGGATTAACAGCTAGATGTTCCCTGCTTGGCATGTCTAACGATGGAAAGTCGGTTTATGAGCTTAAACCAGATGGAACTTGTTTCTTTGGTACAACGGATCCGGATACAGGTAAGAAAACAGGAATTATACAGGGGGTAGATGTGGTTGTAGATGGGGGAAAACGTACAGGTGTATTTGCTGTGGTTGATGACAAAATTGTATTCGAACTCGATCCTGTTCGCAAGCAGTATTCTTTCACAGGCACAATTAGCGCCGAAAATGGAGATTTTGGAACATTCAAAATAGAGGGGGATAAAGGCGTTAATGAAGAGGGGAGATATGACAATCGTAGAATTACTTTTGCAGGTCCGAAAACGGATGGCATTCTCGCAAGTATGGAAAATGTAGATGTTCCGTTAGCGTTTCCCATTCCTTACATTGCAGCATCTGGCGGTAAACGTAATGTTGGTATGTATCTTAAATCTGATATATCAGATACAGAAGATATGTGGATGAATAAAACATTAATTGCTTATGGAAATTCCGAGTTTGAAGGGATTTTAATACAATATGGAAGTCGTTTCAAATGTGGGTTGGATTTAGAGACTAGGCGTTTTGTGCGCAAATTTACTGCTTCCAATGAAGTACAAGAGTTAATTAATAGTAGGTATATAATGTATATAAACGCTAATTTACACAATACTTATATATTGCATTGTAATGGCTACTCTAATTGCAAGCTCATTCTACCCGAATATAAAAACTTTGATTTAACCGATTATGCGAGAAATGGCGGTAATTTGATGAGTGAGTTTAAGTTTATAGCTCATCCTACTAATAAATACCCCATTACAATACAAAGCAACCCGGATGGATCACTTACTTATACTAACCGTCCGACGATGTATAATCAAGGCACTAATATAGCGAGCATTCAATTATCACCCGGAGGATGTGTTAGCATTGCACTTGCTTTATTTCGGGATAATGAGGGGGATAAAAGCGAATCGCTTTATTATAGAGCTATTGTAACGAACATATATTAATCATATAAACATAAAGTTATGGCAGGAGAAAAATATAACATTCAGTTGGAGGCGGTCGAAATATTCAATCGGCTTATACAAATTCCTCAACTAGCGGAAGGATTGAGTAATTTGTTGCAAAATTTTGATTCTCATAATCATGATATACGCAACGATGAGCGTTATCAGCCTCTAGGCGATTATCAGCCGTTAGGCAATTATGCCGCTTCGATTCATGAGCATCAAGCGTCTGATATTCAGGAAACAGCAGACAAAAAAGTCATGACTGCGGAGGAAAGAAATATACTAAGTACTCTCGGAAC